GCAATCGGTCAAGAACTCCACTTCGGAATCCTCGGGCTTCAGTCCGGGGACAACTCCCCCGACAACTGGAAGAAAGTTGGCAAGGTCATCTTCATCGTCTCGATGACATCAGACGGCTTGAAGAAAATCAACAAGCAGGACAAGGTCCACGTCGACAACGCTGTCATCGCCCTCGAACAGATCTCGAACCGCGAAGTTGATACAGGTGTCTGGTCGGCAACCGAGATCGAGATTGATGCGTTGTGTCGTGGGGCACTGGCAGCAGAATCAATCCTCCCACACCTGGACTCTCGTGAACTGGCAGATGGCTATCAACTGTTCCTGGCCTTGGCCAGTCAGATATGAACCTGCTGACTCTTGACCAGGCTGCTGAACAGACGGCCGTCTCGGTCGCCACCCTCAGACTGGAGATCAAGGACGGCGGCAGATGCTATGGGGAAATTCATAGCTTCACAAAATCTGCACAGAATTAGAGGCTCGCAGCGAGGGCGAATAGGTCGTCTACATCGGCTTCTGTCTTACCCAAGGCGGCGGCAAGCCCGGTGATCAGCGGGTTGTCTCTGCGGAACTCCAAGGCGTACTCCCAGGCGTCTTTCGTCGTCTGGTCTGCCCCTGCTACAGACGCCTCTATCAGACTGCGTAACCCAGACGCGTTCAACGCCTTCCGAATTTGCCAAGGTGTGACAACGGTGGGGAGAGGGGCGGGGTCCGGGTCCTCAACAGAAACCCCTGCCGGCAGATGTTCCGCGATGATGCTCTCTACCGAGTCGTCGTCCTTGACCCGCGCCACCACAGTGCGTGACGCGTCTGTGTATTTCCACGGACTCACAGTTCGGCTCCGGTGAAGATGAGTTTACCAGTCCCGTTGGTATAGACCCGCGCACCCTGTCCAGCCGTGGCCCCACTGATGGTGCAACTCAGAGACGCCTGATTCTTTCCTCCAAGGTTGATCGTGATGGCGCTCGTTGCCGACGTGTATCCCCCACCTTGGAATGTCAGGAAACCAGCCGAACTCGCCGTGACGGCGGTAACCGGGACACGGGTGGGGACCAGGAAATTGACCTGGAGCAAGCCGGTTGTCGATGAGTACATCAATCCCCCTCCAACCTCCTCGCTGGCAGCGTAGGAGAACACCGGGAGGTAGCGAGCACAGATCAACTGCTCAAGGGTGAGGCTTCTGTGCTCGAATGACGTGGCGTTCGTACCTTCCTCGAACTGAACCAGCGTCAGGGTGCCAGTGTTGAACTCGATGGTCGTGTTCGTGCCCCCGGTGACCGACCCGGTCACACCTGATGCCCCATACGAACCCGCCGCAATCTTTCCTTGCGCCGTACCCATCCACGTCAGGATGTAGGTCGCCGACATCAGGTTGATACCCTCGATGACCTGCTGCATGCTGCCGGCGCTGATCGTCAGCGTTGTCAGGTTGTTGGACGTGGCGAACGAGTACGTGCAACCGGATGCGCCCGCTTTCCAACCGTCGAACAGGTACTGGCCCGCGCTCAGGGTGCCGGAACTGGCGACGGCACGAGAGTCGACCGCGAACTTGCCGTTGACCACCTTGTTACGGTAGCCAAGGGAACTCGTCGGAAGCCCAAGAGCGGCACGGGCCGCAGACTTGTCCGCAGAATCTGTACCCAAGAGGTCAGACAGGAATGTGCGAACCGTGCTCATGAACGTCTTGGCCCCGCCTTGCGTGACAGAAGACCCGGTAAAGTCAGTGGAGGGAGGGAGAGTTGCCATTTAGAATCCTTGTATTGTTGCGTCAATTGAACCTGCCACGCTATTCAAACTGCTGTCAATGCAGTTGATCAGCGGACCCAGATTCGCGTTTTTATCCATCACAATGGCGGATACCGCAGTGCCACCACCTTCATACTGCAAAGTCACAGAAACGTTCTTGATCTGTCTGTAGGTTTTGGTTATCGGAAGGCGTGTGCCGCCAAAGAGGACAGACAGATCCTCGAAACTCTCGGTTATATCGGGAACATCAATGGTAACAGAAAGCGCGGATACCCTGTGCTCGTTGGATGACGCCGGAGTTTCCAGTTTCCATTCGTACATCCCGACCTCAGCCGTGATATAACCCGGCCAAGGGATCCAGTCGTCCAGTATCCACATTGCATCGCTGTCACTGTCCCACATCGGGTCGCCCTCGGTGCTCCACATATCCGAAAGTCCGTTTTTCCGGTAGGAAATACCGATGGCTGATGACGTGTGTGTGGTCGCGAGACTGACCTTGGCCCCGACCCAGTCCGCAACCATGTCACAAGAGAACTCGTAGCTGGTTGCAAAATAGGTTGTTGTATCCCACAGCGGATCGGACTCTTCCAAGTCCCAGAAGTTGTAAGAGTCATCCGCCCACATAAGGGGTGAGGAGTCGACATCTGAAACAAGATCCCCGCTACCCCCCTCCACAGCACAACCTGTCAGAGTGCCCGGAAACCCGTCAGCATGAACATCATAAGAGAACAAGACGTTATCCACAATCGGGTCGCCAAGATTCGCCACGATTACTGCGACATTCTTTGACTCATTCCCGGTAGTGTCCACCGCCTTTATGAGAAGCGAGACAACCCCGTAGGGGCGGCTTGTCATTGTGTAGCTGGAACCGACAATCAAACCTTCATGCAGTGGTGTTGCTGTACCCCAGTTTCTTGATGTGCCGTACAGGAATCGAATTTTGTACCCGGCCACGTCAAGGTCCGATACCGGGGTCCAGAGAAGGTCAACCCCTTTAATGTAGAAGTTTTCCACATTTGATGGGGGAGCCGTCTTCCCGATGACGGTGTAGGTCAAAAACGCTGGCGAAGATTTTCTACCCAATGAGTACAGGGCGCGGACTTCGATTGCAGTAACACCTTCATTGACAGGGAATATGTCTGCCGAGTTGGTGAGAACTCGTACAGATTTGAAGTTGGTGCTTCCCTGCCTCCACTTGACTTCGTACTCAGGCGCATTCCCCTGCCAAGCGACATGGAGTTTCGTACCCACCAGTCCAGGACCTTGCAGATACAGGGTGTCGGTGGCCGACAGATTCGTCGGGGTCCGGATCAGCGTCGTGATCGTGGAAATTGGAGATGGAGTGAAGCTGACGCCGAACTCGATTGCCGCATACTTCGCTGGTTCGTAGGCGAGGGCTGTGATGGTGGCTTGTGTTCCTTTCTCCTCAGTCACCGACAGTACGCGGAAAGTCTGCGGTACAACGTCCGTCGAGGAGATGGTCCACATCGCCATCGGCTGCGGCGTCTGTGAGAATGCACTCGCCAAGTTCAGGATCGTAATCGTTCCAGAGTTGGTTATCTGTCGATCTTCGACAGTTCCGTCCGGGAGTACCGCAGTCAAGGTGTGGGGGATCAACGCCGATAGCGTTACTGGCGCGTCGATTGTCGCCGTGGTTCCGACAACGGAAATGAACCTGCCGCCGATCCGCTCGCCTGAACGCAACTTGTCGGCGATCTTGATGGATGCCCCAGGGTAGGCAGCGTAACCTTCTAACCCAGTCTTGAACGTGACAAGATCGGTTTCCATTCTCTCGGTGTAGAGAATCCACTTGCCCATGCGGTGGGCCTGACCTCGTGACGTACACCCGAAAGCCAAGACCTCAGTTTCGTTCACGCCAAACTGCGCAATACCTTCCTCGTCCTGGACGTACTCCACCTTCTGCCGATACAAATCGGTGGGGTCATTCCACGTCACAAGCGCGACCGTGTGTCTCGCCGTCTTGGAACTCCCCGAGTAGGCGAACTCCCCGTCGATGACGTTGGCGTTTGAAAACAGGCAGACAGGATCGGACGGCATATCCGCTGTGGCAGTCACCTGCCCACCAGACCAGAACGCCATGCCACGGAACACGGACGCCATGTTCATCAGGACTTTGTATGCATCCTCGCGTGTCTGCAGGTACAGGTTGCAGGAGTAACGGCGCTCGAAGTAACCGAATCCACTTGGCACCAACTCATCGCAATACTTCCCGATCTCATATAACTGCCACTTGTCGATGGCCGACACGTCGACATTTGCACCGATACCGTAACGCTCATTCGTCAGCAGGTCGTAGAATACCCAGGCCGGGTTATCCGTCCAGCGGGTGAGGAAGGTCCCGTCCCAGACCCCTGAATAGGTGTGCGCAACCGCATCGTAATTCGACGGGATCTGGCACTGGATTCCGTAAATCTCATATCCGCGAGTTGGCACAGTCGGGAACTGCTTGGCGTCGATCAACAAAGACGCCATTGCGCTGTTCGGGCAGGACATCTTCGAGTCCACGATCTCGGCCAGTGAATCCCACCATGTCTGGTCCTGTACAGCAGATGACGAACTGTCTGCTGTCACCCGAGTCACTTTGATGTCCCAAGGTCCTGGGGCGGGCAGCTCTACCCTGTAAGAGCGCCGGTAACGTGACGTTGTTTTCCCGGTGATGGTGCTGGTGTAGGACAGATTCAGGGCGTGACCAGTGCAAGACGTGATCGCGCTCCCCGCTTCGAGCAATGTCACTCGAATGGCGCGGCTCCCCCACTGACCTGCTGGCGGATAAACCGTGCGCGAGAATTCTTCAGCGGAGCCGGCCTGGTAGCCAGACTCGTAGCTGTGCCAAATGTCGTCCGGACCTTTGTACTCCACGACCCAACGCAAGGGCAGGTACTCCGTCGTAGCCACAGCCTCAACGTCATACGTCAAGGGCACTGAGTAAACAACGTGCGATGGAAAACTGGCAGTGAATGTGACACCCATTTGGGTGCACGTGCCGTAGGTAATGGACGAGTAAGGGTAGGGAGGGTAGTCCAGGGTGTATGCGGGAACGTCCTCCCACACGTACCCCAACGGCACGTTGGCATACCCTCCACCATTGTTCTGGACTGATATTGAGATGGCCACCGACGACCCATGTAAATCGCCAGTTCTCAGGTCCTGCGATGTCAGTGCGGGGATACCTATCGTGACGCGTGCTGCATCCACGTTACCGGAGATCGAACGCACAATCGGGATGGCGCTGGTGACCTGAACGCCAACGGAGTATTCATTCTCGACCCCCACAGGCGAAGGCAAGTGGTCTTGGACATTGAACCCGTGGCGGAAATCGAGTGTGACACCGTTGAAGTTGGCCGACCCGTTCTTGGCCTGGATCGGGGTGCCGTCCAGATAGACTGACTGCAGCCCATTGACCAAACCCTCAACGATTCCCTCAGAGATCAGGTCCACGACATGGGCGTACTGGCGAGACTGGAGGCTGTCCGGGTCCTCGACCGCCGTCCTGCTGGCCCCGGAACTCCCTCCACTGCCCCCACCGCCGTGCCCGGTTATTCTCATACCGTTATCATCCCTGCGGATATGACCGCTGAACCTGTCATGATTTTGCCATAGGCCAGCGGCACAGGATGGCCCTGCGCCACGGTATTGACCGGGCCGTTGAAATTGTACGATGGTTTGTTTTCGGTTTTCTCTGCGTCAACCCCGGTTTTGATCTTGGGCGTCGGGGAAAGCATTTCCACGACACCGCCGATAACCATGGATGCGCCAATGCCGATAAGGGGTTGCGCACCCGGCACATAATAGCCAATGACCATTAATACCACCCCGAGCACGATCCTTCCCGCTGCCCCCGCCCCTTGAATCGTTGGTGCAATACGGATGATCTCCTTGTCCGAAGACGGGTGCGAAAGCCCGTCGCAGGCATTGCGCCCGCCCACAAACACCTTGAATGCACTCTGTGCGTGCGCGTGAAGGTAAGCACGAAATCCTTTCACCTGCGAACACAAGGCGCGAACAGCTTCTGCGGGAGTTTTCACATCCATGCAATACTCCCGACCAAACTGTCTACCCATGTCACCGTAGAGTCGAATCGTCTTCATCCGACATACCTCAGATAGTGTGTGGTGGCGCGTCTCCAGAACGACCCGTACACTTCACGACCGGACAGACGGTCCTTGACGTGGTGCAATATGACGTTGTCACCAACATAGACAGCGCAGTGGTTTGGCACAGTAGCCCCGACCCGCATCAGGATGCAGTCACCAGGCACCATCTCGTCCTGCTGGATTTCCACGAAGCCAAAATCCTTGAAGTTGTCGGTCAGTATGCTGACGCCAATCTCAAACCACACCGCAGGGCGTTCGCAGTCTGGCAACGTGATCCCGCGCTCCTGCTGGTAGTAGTCCTTGACCAGCGCGTAGCAGTCCAATAAGCCTTCACTGAACACCCTGCCGATGAGAGGAGCCTTGTACCCGGTCGGATAAGTGATCGTGTGTGACCCGGTCGGGTGATTGACAATCAGCCAGGGTAGGCCCGACTGCTCGCACCCGACCTTGTCCACATCAGAGGGTGTTGCCGGAATGAACACGTGCGAATGCGTGATCATGACAACGTCACCGTCATCCTCGATGCTTGCGTACTCTTCCGGGGCAATCGTGAAGTTGTTCAGGTTGTCCTTGGCTACGTTCTTGCAGCGGACATAGTCCAGGGCACCGTCGCGGAAAACGACCAAGCCGCAAGCCTCGCACGGTGCAACCTCGTCGGCGTGGGCCACGACAGCGGCGACGATCTCGTTCATGCTCTCACCAAGGCCGCAGCGGGGAAGCCGCCGAAGGGAAGAACCGCGTAGGTTCCGAAGCGGAGTTTGCAGGATTTCAGGCGCTTCCCGCACACGTCCTTCGAGATGTCGCTGGTGGGGGTGTCGCTTGCTGTAGCCACCGCTCCCCCGGTGTAGTTGCACTCCGACCCGCGATACCGCCACGGACAAACGTTCGCAATGATTTGCCGCTTTGGGATCTTGGCATTGACCAGGTCCATGGCCGAGACAAGTTCCCACTCGACGATACTGCGATTCTCTATGGACTTCCTGTCGACATAGAACACGTCGTCAGTGAAGTGTACGTTCGGGTCCGCACTCGGGTTTCCGGCAGCGAAGTTGACCGCGTCCAGGTAGCGAACGAAAGTGCGCTTACGCGTGATCTTGGACCCGATCAAGTCATTCGCCGTTCTCGCCACCGCTCCCAGGGCACCGCCAATGTTACTGGCCCGAATTTTCGGGCGCGGTGCCGTGCCGCTGGCCCGCAACTCGAACCCGTCCGCTTCAAGTGGGAATCTGGCGTAAGTGACGCCCTGCCAAACCACATCACCGCCCAGTTCATTGGTGCCTGCATGAAAATGGAACACGCCCCCGCTCACTGATGTGGCGTCAAGCGTGAATAACTCGACCAGCGCTCCGGGGTCGAGTTTCTGGATGTCGGACGCGATGCTCACTCAAACACCTGCTCAAACTTGCCTGACACATCGAAAACTGTTGCGCCACTGTGGTTTATCGACCACTCTCGACAGATCCACTTCCCGACTCT